TGCTGCCGTAATCTCTCCGCTTGTGTTGTTTGTATACCACACCTCTGTCTCAGCCAGCTTGGCAAGAACGGGACCATAGTGTTCCGGCATGAATGACTTGATCTTAACTGCGGTCTTCTTTGGGTATCCTGTTGATGTATTAACAGACACGCCCTGGTGGATGTCTCTATCCATTCCGATCGGCTGGTTGTGTCCTGTTCCTGAGATGATCGCCTTCTCAAGAGCAGTAGCAAGAGCCTCCTGAAGGAATGTTCTGATATAGGTATCAAGGAACACAGGACCAAGGTCAAGCATATCCTTCTCGATCACTGCGAAGGCTGACAGCTTGCAATCCGTCATCTTGATAGTTCTGAATGCAGATGTGATCTGCTTTGTAATCTCGTCATTTACCTCGCCCCATACGGCTGTGTCTACGGTGTGATCGTTCAGGATCCATGTGGTGAGATACTGAACTGATACGAAGTTGATCTTGTCTAAGAGCGGATGCTCCTCAATGAGATGCTTGTATACATCCTCAATAATAGTCTGAGGCATTACCTCAGGTGTGAGTAGTCCGTTCATGGTCTGAACAGTCTTAGCCTTGCCTGCCTCAATAACCTTCTCGTAGAATTTAGTCTCGCTTGCTGTAAGAACTCTGAAGCCTCTCTGTGCAAGTATGGCATTATCGCCATTTGCCGACTGGAACTCCTCTCTGACGGTATCAGCAACCGCCTGTCCGAACTGCTCAAACGCTGCCAGTGCAGCATCGTTGTCTCCTGATGCCATTGCTGTATTCATGGCGTCAACTGCCTGCTTAATAGCAGGGTTAGAACCTGGTTTGTACATTCTTTCTTCCTCCTGTTATGATAAATTTTTAAAGAATTTCTGTAAGAAGTTGTCAGTCTGTTTCTGACCGTCAAGATGTGATGGATCACTCTCCTTACTCATCTGGTCTATAGTCTTCTGTATCTGGTCAAGCCTTAATGTCTGCTCTTCAAAGATCTTCTTCACGTCAGGCTTGTATCCAAGGATGGCATCATGTATAGATGCCATGGCACTCTGCTGTGTCTCCTCATCCTCTTCATCGTCATCACCGGCTATCTCCGTTGCGAATCCATAGTCAAGACACTCCTGCGCTGTGAGCCAGGTCTCAGCGTTCATCATCTGCTTGATCTCGTCCTCTGAGAGGTTGCTGACCTTCTTGTATGCCTCGATACTGGACTTGTTGATCTTGTCGTTGTCCTCTGCTGCCTTGCGCATCTCCTCACTGTTGGCATAGCCAACGTATGACATACAGTTGTGGATCATCATGAGAGCTATAGAACCCATAGTCCTGACGTCTCCGGCACAGAAAATGATCGTAGCTGCAGAACAGGCGAAGCCATCACAGTATGTATGTACCTGGGCCTTGTGCCTCTGAAGCGCTGAGTATATTGCAAGAGCCTCGGCCACCTCGCCGCCGTAGCTGTTGATGTAGACATTGATCGTGTCCACGTCAAGGCCGTCTATCTCGCTCTTGATGTCCCTCGCTGATACGCTGCCATCGTCGCCTATCCAGCTTCTAATAATCTCGGCACTTCCTGTGATATCACCATATATGTTGATATCTGCTGTTCTCGTATCGTCATCCCTGGTTATCTGATAAAATACTTTTTTACTCACTCTTTCCTTCACCTCCTTCCGCTACTCCCTTAAGGAATCTGTCTATTTCTTCAAAGTTTTTCGTTATGAAATGCTTTCTCGACCAATCTGTATTCAGTGGTTCTTTTCCAAGCTCCTCTCTGGTCTCATCTATGCAGTACACGCCTGATCCTATGAGTGTTGATACACTCGCCGCTACGTCGAAGAGGTCTCTGTGCTGTATACGGCTTGTGTCTGCCACATAATAGTTGCCTTTCAGATAGTTATCCACATCTCCACGCTTGTTGAGCGTGGATGTTATAGCATCTGCATAAGGATCCACTCCAAATGTAAGAAATGCTCCAACGATCTCCTTCATGCTGGTTATATTTCCGGACATCATTGATTCCGGAATATGGAATGCCGAGGCAACCATCTTGAACAGGTCTGCCCGGAGCTTCAGGTAATCATCTGAGGTCTTAACATTTGCTCCCTTGTCCGGTTCGAGGTCATATCCATCGAATTCTGGATATATCGCATTTTCCGATGATATGTAATCAGTTATCTGTTTTTTTACATACTCCTCAAAATCTTTCTGGAATTCTGCATCTCCAGCCCTCACGCCATCTATATGCAGCTTATACTTCTGTCCGTTAGAGTTCCTAAATGCTTTTGATGCTGCTGTCAGCATCTTGCTATAGTCCTCATACAAGCCATCTATGAGCTGGTGCACATTGATGTCGTCCAGCGTGAATAGGTAATAGTCCTTGATCGTGAATACCTTGTTAAACGTAAAGGTTCCCACGGACACATTGGCATACACATCACCCTTGATGGGCTGGTCTCTCTGCTTTGTATAGCCGTCTGCACAGTACAGAGCTCCTGCAGCATCCACTACAAGAGCCTCACCTTTTCGGACCATGTTATTGATGACCTTGTGCCAAAATATTGAACTGTTTTCATTCGCGTTCGGAGATATATTCAGCAGATAGTAATCACGATTCTTCACCGGCTTGCCATTTTCATAGCAACGGATCTCCGATCGGGATATAGCATTGCTTATGAGCGATGTCGCTGTGTATATGGCTAGTTCCTTGTAATACAGTGATGCCGGTATATCTATGATTATTGTTCCGTCTGCTGCCCTCTTGGTCAGCGGGATTATCCTCTCGATAAAATTCCGGAATACTCCCATGTCCTACCTCCTATATCTTGATGACTCCCAGCCTTATATACTGAGGTCTTTCCTTGATCTCTGCCTCCGGTATCATAGACGCCACAAGCGCCATGAACGGATCGGTCTTTCTTGACCTGGCTTCGATCTTGGCATAAACAAAGGAGCCCTTGTCGGCTCCCTGGTCTCTTCCATATCTGATTACTTTAGTGTTGTTTGTCGCCCATCTGAGGACAACATCATTGCCCCAGTGAAAATAATGATTTATAAAGCAGTGATCTATCACCGGGACTATCTTCATGATGTCTATCTGCTTGATCAAAATGAGGTTGCCTCTCTCTTTTGAGAAGCCTATCTTGTCAAGCGCATCAGACATCAGTGCATATCTGTAGTTATCTATTGCCACCTTAGTGATGTTGTAAAGTCTTCCCATCTCCTGTATGTAGCTTGTTATGACAGTTGGATGTATCTCCACATCATCCACATATCCTAGTTTTCCAGACTTGACCCATTCTTTCCATGGCGCCTTTATTCTCGGTATATCCTTGGATGCTGAGCACAACCAGGCATGATTGATGTCATAGCGCTGATCTCCCTGCTTAAAATGGAAATTCACGGCCGCAAAGTCTGATGTCTTCATGTAATCTATCCCAACGGTACAGTTCCAGCCCTTAAGATCCGGTAACTCCTGATTGGTCGCCTTGATATTCTCCCAGTCGGTTACGCCACATTCCTTGTGTCCACTTGGGCGGTTCATTCGCTTTTCCATGAATGCAGGAAGTCTGTCTGGATTCTTCTTCCAGTCCCTGTATTCTTTTCTGATCTCAGTCAAAAGAATCGGCAAGTACGGCAGTGACGGGTTCGCCTTTGTCCAGTTGTCCTCGTTGTCAACTTCCTTTTCATCGTCCAAGCGGCATATAAATGGCAATAAGCCATTATCATCCTCTCCGTTATAAAGGATACCCTCTGAGTCCACAATTAGATCATCGAGAGGGCCTTCCCTTACATCTCCGTTGGTAGTGTAATAGGATCGGCGGGGATCTGCTTTCTTGCCAAGGCCTGTTGTAAACACGTCTATGTTTGCATAGTTCTCATACTGGTGGATCTCATTGAATATGACTATTCCTGAACGGAGTCCATCTTTGCCCTTCGGGCTGTTTGTTCTGCCGATAATAGTGCTCTTTGTCTTAAGACTTACTACTTTTTCCTTAGTCCAGCTGTAGAATCTGCGCATTTTTTTGACAATTCCTGGCATTTCAAAGAATCCGATTAAATCATTAACCGGCCTTGTTGCCTGATTCTCGTTATTTGCACAGATATCAACATCATATTCAGGGATACCATTGTATGGAGATGATAAGCAAAAGCTCTCAATAGCTATCATGCCATCTTTTCCGGCGCCTCGGCCTAGCATTGCAAAAAGGTCAGGCCATCTTGGCATTCCTGTGTCGTCCCAATATGTACAATCGTGTAATGCTATGACAAAACGCTGCCACGGGAACAGTTCAAATGGCACATACTGCTCGCACAAGTGCATATACTTTTGTAGCTGTTCCGTGTCAACGTGAATTGGCTCATTTTCAAAGCATCTTTTTACGTGTACTACTAGACTTTTCTGGTCTTTGCAGCACTTGTAGGTGTCATGTTCAACGATGTCTATCCACTCTTGAATCTCCGGTATATTGTCAAGCCTAAAGATCGCCGTCGTCCTCCGCTATCTTGTCTGTTGTGAGTCCGAGTTCTTTTAAAATGGCGAGCTGACTTCTCGTGTACTGCGGCAGGAGCTTGACGTTCGGATTGTCTTTCTCGTACTCCTTGCCTGCTGCCGATGTGGCCGTATATGTCATGCCACGTTTCTTAATATCAGCTTTCATCTTCTTGATCAGCTTGCAATATTCCATGTAATCATCGACCAGTGCCTCAAAATGTGATACATCCGCACCCTTGGCTCTGAGCTGTGCCATGAGCGACTCTCTGATTTTTGCCTGCGACTGCTGTGCCATTTTTTTGATCTCACCTCACTTTTTTCTCGCGTGCGTGCGCGAGGATGTTTTGTCGTGTCCATTCCCCCGTTGCTTTCCCCTCTCCAAAATTAGGGTAATAGGGGGGTGGGGGTACTCTACCAGCGTTCTTCATTCACGAAATGTTCTTCATCGTTGTGTTTATATCCGTTCTTCTTCCACTTCTCAGGGTGGAGCTTGTTGTGGCACGCCTTGCATACCGGTATAAGGTTCTGATATGTCTTGCCACCATATGTATATGTCCTGCTGAGTGCCAGAGCTGGATGCTTGCGAACGAACTGTACATGGTGTACCGTGCTGAGAAGATGCTTGTTGCCTTCGTCATCCACATCGTATCTGGTGATGACTCCTCGCTTCTTACACTCGGCACATTCGTAGTGATTCTCCTTTAGAATCTTATCCTTGAGTGATCTCCACTCTTTTGACTTGTAGAACCTCCACAGTTCATCCTTGTCTATCAATTCCTCTATCCACTTCTTAAGTTCATCAGCTTTCATACATTTCTCCACAACAAAAGCTCCGGTCTCCCGGAGCTCATATATATGTTTGAGGGCTTATCCTCATTTGGCGATGATATAACTATATCTGTTTTCTTGTCCTCTGAGTGCCGCACTTTATATTTTTTTTGCCATCATGTAATAGAATTTGCGGCGGATCTCGTAGAACAATGTTCTGCCGCACGGTACTCCCTGCTGGTCTATCATGCGATATGTACAGCCTTCTGTGGTAACATACCTGAGGAGATACGGATATATCTCATCATATCCGGCGACTGCTGCCCTGGCTGTATCTTCAACCAACGCAACCTTATCGATCAGTTCTGCCCTTCTCATCGCGGCATCTGCTGTCGCATCAGATCCACCGCCTGACCCTGTAGGCATCCCTGTAACCTGTGGGCTTCTGTAGGTGTCTGTGTTATTTTCTATCTCTGCCTTCCATTCGCTATACTGTAGGCAGTATGAGTATGCCGTAGCAAAGGCATGCTTGGATATTCCATACTTCTTGTTGATTGGCCTTACGTTTGGCATTATCTATCTCCTCCCTTGATATATTTTTATCTTGTAGCTCTATTTTGTAGCACATTTCTTTTCCATATAGCTCACCGCAAGTCTGCTGCTCTCTTTTTCAAGATCTCTCTGTCCGCGACATATAAGCTCTGTAACATACTGTTCGGCTTCTCTGTAGCTAACCGGTTCGGTAAAGTCTATGTATACTGATACCTTATGTGTACTCATGCAGTTCTCGCACTCTACGGCCAGGCTATTCATTTCAATATCTTTCGTCTCTCTCATTCGTTACTCCTTTCTAAAAAAATCTTTCATTGGAAGTGGTTCTGCTGACAAACCGCCGTGCCTCACAATCTTAGTAGCATCATATAAATTCACTGCATCCTCCAGTCCTCTTGTGGAAAAATACGAAATGCCTGGCTTGTCAGTTTGATACCGAACATCATGCTTTTCACTAATAAAAAAAGATTTTTCATGCAACTGCTTTACAACCTTATCCACATCGTATGCTATTGGCTGTTCCTCTATATACTTTCCAAAGGCTCTTAAGCTGGATCGTATTGCAGTCAATACATCTCTTGTCAGAATACAGTACACGCCTGTTCCTGCAATACACTTTTCAGTTACAATTCTTTCTTGTTCATTTACCCAATCGGTCAGCCTGTCTGCATCGATTAATCTCATCCTTTTCCAGCCCCCTCTCTATTTTTTTGATGTGCAATATATAATACTTCTTTCCTGGCTCAGCTCCCCACTCTGGCTTGCCCGTGCCTATACTGAGCGTACACATTGCCTTTATCTGAGGAGCCACCTTTGAATATCCATTGCGGAATATCACTGGCACTGGCCACTCTACCTGATCCATCTCTGGTAAAACATTGTGCAGCACCTCATCACCTACGCATATTGCACCGAAGGCATTTAAGAGTCTGCTGTCGTAGTAGTCTTTTATCTCCCTGTATTCCTCTTTCTTTTCTCCGGAGACGATCATATCAAACCACTTACGTTTTATTGGTAATATCAACATTTACTTAATCCTCCAGTCTAATGATTTGTAAATAACTCCTTGTACACATCCCTCTCTCCCTCACATCTAGCGAGGGCAACTTCAAGACTGTGTATATTCGTCTTAAGGTCATTCATTTCTGATATAAGAGCATCCTCTCGCATTGATACCTGTTCAGGATATTCCTCAACTGGTATTACATGTAAAGGTTTGCCCTGGACATAATTCGATAATCCAAATGTGTCTGCTATGATCTGTCTTGCCTGCTCAGCTTCAGAATCTGGTAACCTCTTTTCAAAGCTGATGATGTTTTCGCTCTGCGTATATTGTATCATCATTGGATTTGCATACATCTTTCCGCGGTATGTGACATCTATGTCCTGACATGTGATGCTTGTCTTTCTCAGTTTTATATATACTGCGGTCTGTCCATCATCAGCAAGTACAAGAGCCGGCACATCTCCCTGTGCACTCTGTATCATCCATATTTCTTCTGGGTTAGCTGTATCTTTCATTTTCTCTTTCTCCTTTTCTTTCTTCGTAACTAATCCTATTGCAATGGATGCTGTAGGATCTGGGTATCCTTCTGCGTTCTTTCCCGCCATGAATCCTCCTTTATGATCGTCATATCTTTTGCTAAAGCATAACCATATTCACGGTTTGCCCCTTTGGACTGTCTCCAGCCCTCGAGCATATATATCGTGTCGCATCTATCAAGGAGTTTTAAACATATGTCCATGCACTCCTCATACGACCATTCTTTAGGCAACTGTGACAGGATGCGTGCTGGATTCACCACCGCCGCATCCGTGTATTTCTCTTCAAGATACTCCTCGGCATCACCGAACTTGTACATGTAGTCATTTACTCCTGTAACTGGTCCACTTAAGTATATTCTCATTCTTCATCCTCCAATTCTATTTTTCCGCTCATCAGATCCGGGAGCACTGCATTCCTCAGCTCTGCGAGATATCTATTCTCTTCGTCGTTCAGGTAGTATATGTGTTGTTTCCACATGTTCAGTGTCATCACAAGAATGCTTGACAGCCCCTCTTTAACCGCATTCTCAAACCTTATCTCATTCTTGTTCTTGCTTGTGCGGAAGTAGTCATTTCTTATGATCTCGTCTGCTCCAATTCTTTTGAGGAGTTTATTCACCTCATCCATTGATGATTTGTTATTCTCAAGCAGTTCCACATCAAATCCTATCTTTCTCGCTAGGGATTCATTGATCGTGAGCCTGCATCTGTTTTTGTCCATGATGACTCTGTTTATATCTGCCACTATGTCTCTATATTCTCGGTGTCGAGTTGGTTGTTCTTCAGGTTCTATGTATAAACTCGGTGAGAGCTTATACTGTTGTGTCTGTATATCTGCGATGGTGGCAGGCGCACAGTATCCGGCTATGCTGTCACGAGCATGTATGTGTATTAACACATCTGTTATGAGCTCATCACTGAATACATTCACCTCTTTCTTGTAGACCCTGTTTGTATGGCTGCTGCCTCCATACTGCCCGCATTGTTCTCGTATCTCAGTGTGCGCTTTCTTTCTGAGGTCAATCATTTCTACTGTCTCATCTTTTTTTGTCTTGTCCAGCACTAGGATAACTACGGCGATTGATGTAGACTCAAACATTCTATCCGGGCAGGCTATGACTGCATCTATATAGCGTCTTTCGATCAACGTCTGACGTATCGCTGTCTCCTCTTTAGACGATGCCGTGCATATGCCTTGTGGAAGTATCATGACACTTCTATCCGCTGTATCAAGGGCGGTCAGTATGAATGCATAGTTAGCATTCGATTCTGGAGGTACTTCAAATTCTCTAAACCGCGACTCCATACAATCGGCGTCATATGCATTCCACCTGAGGTTGTATGGTGGGTTGGATATTACTGGCATGATATCACCTCCACTATGCCGTAGGCATTGCCTCTGTGCACTCTGTACGCCTTGAACAATTCCCCTGTCAGAACATCCTTGTGCTGCACTTCTGCATCGATGTTTCGAATCACAAGATTAAACAGGAGGTATGGTATTACAATTTCGTCTCTCTCGATGCATATATAGCTGGCGTTCTTGTCCTCGTTCCACTTCTGAATCGTCAGTGCTCCACTCCCGGCACACATATCTATGACTTTGCTCGATGGTCCAGCGAGCAGTGCGACAAGTCGCGCCAGGCTCGATGGTGTATAGTCCTGACCGAGGTTTTGTCTATCTGCCTGGTAATACTGGTATATCTTCTGCATGTGATCCTTAGACAGATCCCCATCTACAAGATCAATGAATGCTTGATACTTCTCTGTGCCATTGCCCATTACTGTCTTGTATATTCTGTCTGACAGTTCCTGTGGACTATTTGCATCAAATATTGCAAGTGTTTTCTCTGTAAGCTCTTTAAGTTCCATCTTCTTCCTCCAGATAGTTCTTCCTGAATATATTCATAAATTCTGTCCTTGTATGCTCTCTCTCAAATGCACGCTGACCGTCTCTCTGAAGTTTCCGCATATTGTCTGCGTTGTTGTGGACTGCTGCCGGTCCAGCAGTATGATGTTCTATGCACAGATACACCTTGAGGCCGTATGCCTCAGAATGTATTCTGTTCGGGCCTCCGAATATGTGATGCTCCTGCAGAGGCTTCCTTCCGTAGTCTCCGTTAAGTCTTGTGCACAGATAGCAGGTGCCGTCTTTAAACTGCAGGATTGACGGCTTATGCTGCTTTCTTTTTTTCTTGTATACCGGCTTAGGGTACATCATTCCATATCCTCCAGTGTCGAAGGTGTAAGGTCTACGCCTTTCAGGGCATCCAGCGTCTTCTTGTTCTTTCTATCGTGACGGAATGTTGCTGTCATACGGCATATGTTATTCTGCCAGAGCACACCTACCTTACTGTAGAACGGTACAGATGGTACATATTCACCATGCTCCTCGTCAATACTGCCCTTGCTCAGGTTAATAAATGCCTGGTTGAGCAGGTAAAGCATTCCGGTATCTGTGTCCTGAAGATATCGCTGCAGTGTCCCATCTGTACCGATCTGGAGCGTATCTGTGATGGTGAGCGGTCCCATTGTGTAAGGTTTAGCATCTATGCTCATAGGCATTTCCACTTCATACTGATTTCCCTGCTTGTCTGATCGGAATCTCTCTCCCGGCTCTGGGAGCTCACCAGCAAGTGCTATTATGTTCGCAAGCGTCTGCTTCGGGATGTATTCTCTTTTGATCTCTGTCTCCCAGAATCTTCCTGCTATGTATACCCAGTTATCTTCGTTCTGGGCTATGACAAGTCCATCTGACTTGTATGCCTGTTTCATCAAATTGTTCAGTACCTTCTCATTCAGAAACATTGTTCTCTTCCTCCTTCTCTTCTGTGCCTGATATGCATGTCCTCAAGTACCCATGTGGCACGTTTGCTTTGACTCCGTTGTATATAACATCCGCCTTGGCCGCATATCTCATAATATCCATGAGCTGACTGACCTTAAGCGCAACTCTCTCTTCTGCTGTAAACTGATCTATTATTCCCATGGTCTACCTCCATATCATTAACTGTCCGCACAAGTGGCAATACCTCTGTTTGTATCCTATTCCTTTTCCGCACCTTGGACAGGTGAAGTAATTCTCGTCTATCTTCACCACCGGCTTGCCATTCTCATAGTCTGCAGTAAGTCTTCCCGAGAGTGCCGCTGCTTTGTCATAATCGTTCACTATATCTATCGCCTCTGTGACTGCTGCCTTTTCGCATGATGATAAACACTCATCCCTTATGTTCATAAGGTGCTTTATGATGTCTTCATTCCTCACTTAATTTCCCCCTTTCTAATCATCTGCTCTATGTCAAAATGTGTGAAGCTCTCCTTGTATCCCTTCTCATGGAGCATGAGGACGTGATGCTTGTATGGCTTAATGACTGTTAATCTCTTCCACTCTGTACAGGTGCCGTGGGTATCTGCTTTTGCTTTAACCACAAGCATCTTTATCTTGCGCCCTGGCTGGCAGAGAATATTGTGTTTTGCTGTGATCTCGAATCCTGTCATGTGCTCTCCTTTCTAACTCCAACCTTTTGTGGAATGTAATATGTCCTTGAGCTCTTTCAGCTTCCCCCGGATTCCAGCCATCATCCTGAGAGCATCGCTGTAATGGTCATTAGATATCTCACGCTCAAACTGTCTGACCGCCTTCAAGGCATCTTTTTTTCTGCTTTCAAGGTCATCAACCTCTAGGATTTCCTTGTGATTTTGCGCCGGCGCAATTACTTCTGTTCCTTCAACATCGCTTTCAGACGCTGTGCATCCTTCTTCAGATCGTTCTTCGCCTTCAGAATCTGCTCGTTCAGGTTCTGAAGCTGGTTCTCCAGTGCTGATGTATCCCGTCTCTGCTGTTTCATCCGCACTATCATTGCTTTTATGTCCTGCCTCTCCGCATACAGTATTTCCAGCTGTTTCACTATGTCCATCTACTGCCTCCTCTACATCGTGATGTATCTCTTCTTCCTGTGCCAGCGGCGTATCCTCTGTCTTCTTGCTCTCTTCTCTCTGATCTGCTGCCACATCTGCATTATCCTGTTCACTCGCTTCCTCCTCTCCAAAGTGTGTGCCATATATTTGAGGGTCGAAATCCTCACCGAATATCTTTATCATCCGAGTGACAAATTCATCCCATGTCATATCAACCGGAGCGCCGCCAAACTTCTTGATCTTAAGCGCATTCTCGTGCATCATCAGGAAATACATCCCTTTCCTGTATGACCTGGTTCCGGCAGGATTCACTATCTCTACAATCTGCTTAGTATCATCAAGTATATTATTGCTGCTATATATCCTGATAAGCTCATCCTTGTTATCTTTGAAGAACTGCTCTATGAGTTCGTCTATATCATCTGCCTCACCTGCTGCCGGTGTTTCCTTGTTGAATGCCTTGAGCTCTCTGATATCGGCTCTTGCCGTATCTGCTGTGATCATCTTTCTGTCAGGCTCTGACAGTTTCAGCATCTCTTCAAGCTGAGAACGCTTGAAGTCCTCGTATTCCGGTTTCAGCTCCTGCGAGTATCCATCTATCGAATACTCTCGGTTGATGGACATGAAGCGGCTCACAGTTGATCCCTCCATGCCATATTCACCTTTGGCAAAGTCTGCTATTGACTTATATCCGTCATTCTCATAACCTTTAGACTCGTCTATCTGTCTAAGCAGGTATCCGATCTTGACGAAGCTCCGGCGGACTCCAAGGAGCTCAGCATTGAGTTTTCTCTTCGTCTCCATCCACATATCAAGTGTCATCTGTATGTATTCCATATATACCCTCCTATGCTGTGATCGCTACTGCAGTGCCCTTAAGGCATGCGACATATTCTTTTAGTAAATTGTCTATGTTCTCCTTATCAGGTTTCTCGTCATATGCTCCATACCACTGCAGTATTTTCGTGTCGTCTATTTCAATCGTGATGTATGGTGCATCCTGGTCTTTCTTGAATCTCAGGAACAGGATGTAACTCTTGCCGGTATTGTGTTTTGTGAGATAGTCATTACCGCCAACACAGTGGTGAAGTATTCTACCCTCGTCCACTATCTCAGCGGCTGACCTTGCCGGCCGGATGATATACTCGTCATTCTCGTAGTAATATCTATTTCTGATACCTCTGTAATGCTTCTTGATGTCTGGGAATCTGTCATTGACCTCCTGTTTCCGCTTGTCTGCCTTAACCTTGTTCACCTCAAGCACCAGCTTGTCATGCTCCGTTTTGAGGTCCTTAGGGAAAAGGTATATCGTGTTTGTAAGGTCATACCCCAACTGCTGCCTCATGTGTATATAGTCGCCATATCTCCTAAGCTGCTGAATGGCCCAGGTGTGAGCATTGGCACACATTCCAGTTCTGATGTCTACGCCCGTAATCTTCTCTATGTAGTGTTTGAGCTTGATAATTGACATATGTTCAAGCAGTGTTGACAAGTTGTAATTCTGGAAGATTCTGTATGCCTCAAGTTCCTCATTGCTGTAGTGTGCCTGTGCTTTCTTTTCCCTCTGCAGGACTCTTAAAAGCTCCGTGTCTCCCTGTTCGCTCTGTAAGAGTTTCACCCGTTCTGGGTATATTCCGAGAAAGGCTGCCGGATTCGCGGCATTCTTGTTTGAGATCCAACTACAATAGTGATCTACCATTTCATCAACTAGTTTCGTAAATCCTGCCTTTACCAGGAATTCAAGCTGCTTATACTGCATATACCGCTCTGCGTAGTTTATGAGATTACCGACCTTGCCCTGCATATATTCCTTTGCCGCGGAATATCTAAGGCAGGTGTCTGCCAGTTCGTTCCATGTCTTATCGTATACAAGGCCATCATGCAGTGTTATGTTTGCTATTCCAGACAGGTTGCAGTCATCCCAAAAGTCTTCCTGTGCCCAGCAGTTGTATTTGTGGAAGTCTCTCTGTAGTTTCTTTCCGGGTTCTATGTATTCCCTGACCATCTCGTTTACACTTAAGATCTCCTTTGCCCCTGTCATGATCTCCTTGTCACCCTCAAGCACAATGTCAAGAGTTATCATTTTATCTATCTCAACCAGCCTTATAACTGCGCCATCGTCTTTGTACCGCTGTCCTATATACACATACTTTGTTATGTCATACACGCCTTTAGTCTTGCCTTGTGCTTTCCATTCCCCGCTTTTGTGACAGCGTGGACATGTGCCTACAGTACCATGCTTTGGATATACGATTAGTTCAAACTGTCCTTCGTATGATTCAGACCGCTTTGTGCATACTGTTGATACCTGTCCACATGCTGAGCAGCATATATCTGCATACCTTCCATGTCTCTTGTAGTACAGGAAATGAGATGAAAACAGCCTTCTCTCAGCCCAGTCTTTAAGATCATCCGGGAGCGGCGGTGTGTGTGCCTGTCTGTCGGCAAGCCTTGCCTGTCTGTTCTCATATCTCTTCCGTTGCCTATCGAATGTGATAGAGTTTTCTAGTGCGCGTAATGCAGTATCCCAGCTTTCGTGCTTTTGTTCTGTCCACTCTCTGATAAGGTGTGCATCATCTGACCGTATGAATGTCAATGTGTTCCTGTCTTCAAATGGTTCCAGCCAAATCTCTTTGTTGTAATCTGAATCATGTATGCTTCTTCTGCTCCACACACCTGTTTCCGGATACCATACGCCCCAGTCAGTTTTTGTATAAGCAAATCTCAGCTTGGGTGTCGCTCTGCCCTTCTTGGTGTTTTCGTATATGTCAACAAGCAGGTGCTCTGTTCCTTTTATGTCTGTGATCTGTACAGATGCCGTGTAGGCGTTATTCTTTCTCGCCCTTATTGCTGGAATGAATGGTATGCTTTCGATTGCTCTTTTCTTCATGCTCCCACCTACTTCCTGTAATAGTCATTGATGATCTTCTTCGCCTCGGCCATGCCTGGAATACCAAGTGTCACTTTGCTTGCCGATACACCTGCTGCCTTCAAGATATCCTTGTCTATCTCTGTCTGGTGTCCAAATGACCACTTGAGTAGTTCTGCTATGCATCCCTTCAGACTCTTGCCTTTCTCTCTCACCTTGATTGCTATGTCATCATGCTCCATCGCCTGAACCTTGATGTACTCGGTCCAGTCCTTCATGATCGTCTGCGGCTTAAGCTCCTGTATCTCAATATCAAGCTTTCCAACGGCTGCGGTCTGTGCATCCACAAGCTCCGGGATATCTCCCTGCAGGTACATATCTACGAAGTCCTTTGGTATTCCATTCTCTTTTGCGAGCGCATACAGGCTCAGCTCGTCACCTTCGTTGAACAGGTTCTCCGCCAGTGTATTGATCTCTTTGTAACTTTCTAATTCGCCAAATCTCTCAAACATATCTCTATTCCTTTCTTGTCGTTATTGTGTGTTTCATATACAGTGGCCAGAGCTGTTCCCACAGATCCTTGTTTGCCACTTCTTTCCCCTTTGTCGTTGTGTATCCATCCAGCGCCCAGCGTGCCAGGTTCTTTGTCATCATAGAGAGCACAAAGTCATCTGCTGAGATGATCTCTATCTCACAAGGGCGGGTGAACCTTGACAGTGCCGCCGTGATGGCCGCTATCGTGGCTGCGTGATAGGTTCCGTGTATCTGTCCATATCCCTCAAGCTTTGCGGTCCGTCCACTCTCGATATGCTCAAGCGTGTATTTGAAATGCTTGTCCGTCTCTTTTGTCTGGGCGCTGTCTATCTGTATGTGTATGCGCTCCATTTAACACCGCCTCCTCATCGTGTATCTCCGGTATGAGTAACTTGTAACCGGATTGATGCCCTCGTATATCCTGACTATCTCATACCCTTTCTTCGGCTTTGGTTCTCTCTTCCAATGCAGGAGCTTGTCCACCTTCGGTTCAGGGAGCGGCATATTGCGGGATGTCGAATATGATGCCTGCCGAAGTCTCGGCTTTGATGTGGTGCCGTCCTCCTTCTCCTCTGTGGTGTTCTCGTCCTTTGTCATGTATTCGGCCAGCTTGCTGAAGTCCTCATCGTATATCTTGTCTGATAGTCTGATCTGCTCAGCATATATACCGCCTTTCTCCCACACCCTTTTGATGATCGATGCTGTGTCTCCTATCTCGTTCACTACGAGGTGTATGTGCCATGCTCCTTTTGTTCCCTGTTCTATGTTGCGGATCCATCGGAGCTCCTGCCCTCGTCTGGTATATTCCCTCTTCACCTTCCTGATCATCTTCTGAAAGTCTGCTATTGCATCCTTCATCGCTTGCGGTCTGTTCCTCTTCTCGTAGGTGAGGGTGATGAAGGTATCACCCGGACTGAAGTATTCAAGGAGCTTGTGCCTGCATCTCTTCACCTTGTTCTGATGGTTGATGATTGCCGCCTGCTCGGGTGTGGGCTTGCCTCTCGGCTTTCTCTTTCCTCCCGGGTGCCCATACCTGCCATCGTGGAACTCCTCCACCTCTATGATCCGTCTCTTTCGGAAGGTGTAAGTCTTTCTCCTTACTATGTAATCACCCTCTTTTGTCATAAGATTAATAACTTAATCAAGTATCAAACAGGGCGCTCAAGTCCCTGTTTTCCTTGCTTTTTTAAGTGCTGGGTGATAAAATATAAATAGTATATATTTTTACTTTTTCACCCTGACAGGCGTTTGCAGACGCTTGTCTTTTTTTATATTTCAATCCTGTACCACATGGTCAGCATCAAGTCCTGAAACTTATACGGCATGTCCATGTCCGGCCGAATGGGTTTCATGAGTCCAAGCCGTTCATAATCCCTATGCTTGATCTCAAGGTGGCAGTCATACTGCTTTACTTCTTCATCTCCTGTGATTCCCAGCTCGGCAAGCTTCGCGCCACCTCTGATGAATTCCAGTGAAGTCTTATAGCCTGTGAATACCATGTTGCCGGCTCTGATTATCTGTATATGATCTGATCCGGCTCTGTACGCAAGTGCCTCACTCATCTTCATCCAGCTCATCCTCCTCGTCGTGATACATCATGATCTCGTAGTCATCCACGAAACCGTCATTTGCATAGAAGAACAGAATAAGTATTGTTACGCTGATCAGGAACACCAGCATGAGCACAGCAAATTCTTTCCAACTCCACGCCATGCGGAGCAGGCTGTACAGTGACATGATTGCCGACAGCAGCGCTGCTCCAACCACGGTGTAGAGTATTGCATTTTTTATTGCTCTTCTTTTTTTGATTTCTTTGTTCTTCATTTTCTTTCTCCTTCTGGTGGCGCTCTTTGCAATGTATCGTCACCTCCTTGTATTTTTGTCCGCGCTGACAATAGAGAACCTTTGCGGAGTCGAACCGCCTACAGCAACTGCTGCCTCCCGGATGAAAAGGTCCTGGACTACACCCTCAATCCAATAGCCTCCTCAAGCTTTGCTTTCGAGATGTAGTACCACCATTTACTCTTGTTCTTAACTGCATATCCAATTGGGAGCTGTCCTCGCTGGAGTCCCGTTCTGATAAACTGTGGGGACACCTGCATCAATCTAGCCGCTTCGTTTACTGTGATTCGGTTCCCGTCCTTTTTTTCTTCCATGGTTATTCTCCTTTCTGTTGATTACTCAAGCCAGTCATTCCCCAAATAGTAGAATCCGTACACCAGGGCGATTGTCGCTATAATCCAAATGATCCAAAATATCACAGTTCCAACACCTGACTCCAGATGGTCGATTGTCTCTTCTATGTTTGAGCCATTGAAGAATCTGCTGTTATCTGAAATTGTGCCGTTCATAAGCTTTGTATAAATCGTTCCTGTATAGCTCGTACCTATACCGTAGTAGTTGTATCTCACGTAATATGATTCATTTACCGTGTTGATGTATTTCTTTGAGGGGAGCGCAACCTTATTTGAGGGGAATTTCACTCCACAGAAGGTTATTTCTTTACACTTGATATCCTCACTGCTCACGGCATCCCACGACCAGTATGTTTGTGTTGTGGTATGTGTTCGCCCATTGCCGTCAACGGTCGTTACTGTCCGTGTATGCTGTGTGTAAATTTCCTTAACCTTTTTCACATACATATATTCCCCGCCAAGCTCCGGGTATGTAACTGAATCAACTGCTTTAAGCTCTCCATATACAAATGCATTACCAACGTTGGTGTCCATGCCGTATTGAAGCAGCTCCTGGCTATTTATTTTGACTGCTTTGTTATACTGCTCGTTCTCGTCCATCTGATGTTCGGATATCTTGTTTGAAATAAAGATACCTATCATGATCATCACCGCAATTATCGAAATACTTGCAAGGACCTCTCGCTTTGTGATCTCAAAATTCATACGCTACTCCTCTGTAAACAGATCCTGTGGAGCATCAACAGGCGCATTGTAGTTAAGGTATTCATATTCCTGTACCTCATACCCAAGCATTCCCAGGAATAACCTAGATGGAAACTTTCTCACATATCTTTTATATTCCTTGACCTGCTTGTTATAGTTACTCCGGTACTCAGCTATCAGATTCTCAGTCATTGACAGCTCGTTCATCAATGTCTTGTAGTTCTCATTCGACTTCAATTCCGGGTACGCCTCGGCTACCGCCGTGATGGCTGTAGTAACATTTTCAATGTCTCCTGCGGAATTTCCCCGCCCATCCACTATAGCTTTTAGCGTCTCTGATTCATGCGTGTCGTACTGTTTCACGCAGTCTGCAAGATTGTATACAAGGTCAACCCTTCGCTTTTCCTGGACTTTTATATCTGATGATGCCGTATTCACCTGCTCCTCCAAGGCTATCGCCCTGTTCTGTGAGCTCTGAATACCAAGCACTACCATGAGCGCTACTGCTATCACTCCGGTGCCGATTATTATCGGTAATTTCCATTTTGTGTTTCCCATCTTTTCTCTCCTTTGAATTCTTGTGTTATACTTCCCTTACAGGCTCCCGCCAGAGCCAAATTCTGCACCATTCTATTTTGTGTACCAATATATGAACATCGTATAAATCACGCATATCGTTATGACATACGGCGGATACCATTTTTTACTTCTATCCAGCTTTCTCATAACGGCTATTGCAATCGCAGATGTGATATATACTATTGCTGTCGCCAATGCTATAGTTGGTGTCATTAAGCTCTCCTTTCATGCACAACTTGCGTTTACATTTCTCTTTTATACGCTTTATTAATGCATTCTCCTTTCGCCCACATGAATTTCTTTTTTTCTTGCGCATTTTCCTTTGAATCCCTATACTTTGTGTATCCAGCCTCTGCCAAGGCTGAGAACCAACGAAGGGAGGGATATATATGTACGACGATATCGATATCGAACAGCGTGTTCATGATCTTGCTGTTCAGGCGACTATTCATAATTACAAACTCGATGGTGTTGAGATTACAAACGAAAACGCCTTTGAGTTTGCCATGATGTATCGTAGCCTTTTAAAAGAGATTCGTAGGTCTATCGTAGAAGGTCGCTCAGATCTTCAGTAAGTACCAACCGTCTTTCTATGTCGGCAATAACGTGCTGAACCTCGTCCTTCGCGTTGTTGCCGATCATTTCAAGCTGCTTCACCGTGAATCCCTTCTTAGGTAATGTCTTTATAAAGTTTCTGAACTCTTCCAGAGCTGCGTTTCTCTGATCGTTCAATTCTTTGTAATCAATATCCATATGCATTCTCCTTTCCTTTACATGAATTATTTTCATGTTCAATTCAAAAAAATATCGCCCAGCTTAACACCGAAATGTCTTGCCACTGCGCTCACTTTACTTACAGCCACATTTGATATGCTCCTTTCCCATGCATTATATGTCTGCGTCGACACTCCTAATGCCTTTGCCGTCTGCTCCTGTGTTTCGTTTTTTCTTGCACGCAACTCCTTTAGTGTGTACTGCTGCATTTTTGTATCACCTCCACATGAATTATTTTCATGTATGCATATTACATGAATTATTTTCATGTGTCAATACCTCACTTGATTTTTTTTCAAGTTTTTTTCGTTTTTATTAAAATATACTTGAATTATATTCAATTATGATATATTCTGAGGATGTAAAGGAGGTAATTAAAATGTTAGGTGATAATATAAGATACCTTAGACTAAAACAAGGACTATCACAGGATTCCCTTGCAGATAAATTAGGATACAAATCATATACAACTATTCAGAAATGGGAATCAGGTGTATCTGAGCCTCCCGTAAAAAAACTTAGAGAACTTGCATCTATCTTCAATATTGATATGGATGACTTAGCTTCCAAAGATTTGCAGTGCTCAAACAGTAACGAGCCTATTTCTCAAAATCATGGTGTATCTATAAACGTCCTAGGTCGAGTAGCTGCTGGCATTCCGATTAATGCCATCACTGAAATTATTGACACTGAGGAGATCTCAGAAGATCTTGCCAAGACTGGTGACTTCTTTGCTCTTCAGATCCAGGGCGATAGCATGGAACCTAAGATCAGCAATGGTGATGTTGTAATTGTAAGGCAACAGGATGACGCTGAGACCGGAGACACTGTTATCGCATTAATTAACGGTGATGATGCCGTATGCAAAAGGCTGCGGAAGTATAAAGAGGGGTTGGAATTGATATCCACTAACCCTAGCTACTCTCCTCTTTACTTCGATGAAGAAACTATAAAAACTAAGCCAGTCCGAATCATTGGCAAGGTTGTAGAACTGAGAGCTAAATTTTAATGGAGTAAATT